GCATTTCCCAGGACTGTTTGCGCGGCTGCTGTCGGCGTAATGCCCGCGTAAGTTGTCAGATCAGCATCGTATGCCTGCACGTTGGTGCCGATGGCAACGCCCAGATTTGTCCGGGCTGTGGCATAATCGGCAGAGCCCAAAAGAGAAACCATGTTCGCACTTGAGGTGATAACACTTGCTGTGCCGCTTCCGGTAAAATACGGGATTGCGTTCGCTGCCGACGTCAAACCGGCCAGGGCGGAAAGTTCCGCGTCAGCGGGGTTAGTTCCTTCGACCGTTATCTGATAATCCGTGCCGGATATGGCTACACCGATCTTTTGAGTATAGGAAGGCGCGGTTTGTGTTATAGCGCCAGCCGTCTCGGAAAGATATGCTGCAGAGCCTTTCGTCAGGGAAGAGTAACCGGATATAATACCGCTTGTAACAATTTCCGCCGTTCCGCCGCTGGAGCAGCCTTTGTCAACTACACCGACAGCGGGCCGCAGCGCAGCGTCGTTGGCATCGGCTTTGTAGGCGTAGCCGTCAGCGGATTTAATCATAACTACGTTGCCGGTGGCCAGCGTCTCACCGCATGTCGCGCTGATCCGCGAGTCCTTGTGCTTCCAATATGTCGCATGCGCGGGCATGGCGAACAGCACCGCAAAAATCACAAACGCAAAGATCATACTAAAAATCTTTAATTGCTTTTTCACTTTTATACCTCCGAGTTAAATTTGTTGTATTTCACCCTCCCCTGACCCCTCCCATCAAGGAAGGGGGGAAAGGGAATTTATTACGCTTTACGTTTCACGTTCTCAGGTTACTACCGCCTTATACCCACTGCGATAATCGATGACCGCACCCGCATATTCGTGGCGGATCTTGTGGCGGATTTTGTCCGCGACAAAAACCTGTTCACTCTGCGGCATATCGGCAACAAACAGTTCCGGTTCTTCACGCCCGTTAAGGTAGCCCATTTCCACCATGTCGCAGACATCCGGAGGTAGTAACAAGCCCCAGTCGTCCGTATCGGTGAATAACGGATTGACTACGGCGTTGACCTTGCCCTTCAGCGGATTTCTAATTTTGGCGGTCAGATCGTTGGATGAAAAATAAAATTCGTCTTCGGCGATCTGCTCGAGTGTTTCCACCAGATCGATGGGTCCTATCAGGTTCGGTTTGACGCTCGGATCCGAAAGCAGGCCGATGCGTTCGCCTGAATCCTTTTCGGTCATTTTACCCATAGCTTTATAAGCGACAAGCGCTGTCGCATGACCGAGAGCCGTCGCTCCCAGATTGCCGTGTCCGCCGGTAAACCATGCCGTGGCGTCGGAGCAGTTGGAATTACTGATGAAGAAATTCCATACGTACTTGGCGTGCGTTCTGCGTGCCGCTCTGGCCAGGCCGTCGATCAATCGTTGAATGATGCTGATATCATCGTTGAGGATGGTTTTGCGGGTGATCGTGAGAATGTTTCCTTTTTGCCCTAAGGCGTAGGTGGATTCTTCATCGGTCACACCGGAAATTTCCTGATAATCAGCAGCTTCCGGATCCACGGTGGCGAGATCCGGGAAACCGCCGACAAGTACTGCTTCCTGAGTGCGGAAATCCTTGACGGATTTTCTGACGCTGATCAGCAGGTTTTCCATGTACTGTATAGCCTTATAAATTCCGACCAGCCTGCGTCCCAGCGTATTACCCAGAACATAGGTAAACGTCGCGCTGGTAATGTCCATGCTGCTGCGCAATTCGGGAGCAAGCGCCTTGCGATTGAACCGTCCGGAGACTTCCGCGTCGCCGGTGAAATACTGGTACATTTCGCGGAGACTGGAAAAGGCCGGGACATCATTATAGCCGTCATAATCCTGTACGCTTCTTACATCGGCAAAAAAGGGCTTGTTATCCAGTCTGGTCAACTTGGCCATATTGACAACATCCTCTTTGGATAAGCCGAACATACGATCCGCCGCCATACAGGCGCGTTCAAAAGAACCGAGACCGCCGGTTATGCTTCCCGCGCCTACGATCACCACGCCGGGGCTGGATGTGTTGACTTTGGCCAGGTATTCTTTCTCGGCTTTAATAGCTTTATCCAGATCCTCGGAAGCAAAGGCGCGTCCTTCGAACTGCGATCTGATGCGTTCTACGGAAACCGCAGGTAAACCCAGATCGGCGTCCGCCAGTCTCTTGTCGAGCGCCATGCCGCTGCGCATAATGGCCAATTCGTCTTTTGTGACGACGTTGTCCGGATTGATTTGAGTTCCGCTGTCCTTCGGCTCCATCGCCATGCGGGCCAGCGCTTCAACTTCCTGATCGGAGAGATTTGCTTCGTCCTTTCCTGTCAGGAGGTCAGGCCTTTTCGATTTGATCAGGTCTATCAACTTCTTTTTCATAAGATCCTCCTCTTTATGGGCTGGCACGCTGGCCACTGCCCGGTTAAATTTCCCGCCTGCTGCGGGCCTTGTTACGATATCCACTGAATCAGCGGATAAAAATTTATTGATTTTAAAAACTTCTTTTCCGCCTTCGATTGCTTTAGAGGCGCGCGTCAAGGCGTCATAGGAGAGCCCGTAAACACTGCCGCCCTTATCTTTGGCTGCCAGCAGATTCTGGCCGAGCCATTTTGCCGAATCCAGAAAATGCAGGAGACCTTTCAGACCCAGACCGGCGACGTGCTTGACGTTATCGATCCAGCCGACTTTGTTTTTAACCAGGAGTTGTTTAAGATCGAATAACTCTGCTGGCACATGCGTCGCACCGGTCGGCAGTTCAAAAAGATTGACATCGACTTTTTCAAATAGTCCGGCATCGGCGGCGACCCTCAGTGTATCGTCAGGAATGAACCAGCCGTTTTTCGTAAAACCCGGCTCGCAGATTATCACTTCCCAAACGGTTCCTTCCGGATTCTGCGCTGTGTCCAGGCGCATGAGAATCTCCATGCCTTCGTCCGTTTCTTCCATTGCTGCGCGCGCTTCGACCCATGTGTTCTGAACTTCCACCGGCGTTTCGCCCAGAGTGACTTTGCCGTCCATGATCGACCAGGCGATCTTGAAAAATTTACTCTCCAGGGAATAAATCAAGAAGGAAGGATAAACCTCTTCCAGGAAAGCGGTCGCTTCCGGTGACTCGGTGCTGCCGGTGCCGATCTTATCGAACCTGGCATGAATCGCCTGCCGCACCAGATCTCTGATATCGTCAAGGCTCAACTCCGCCGCCATGCGCGCCAGTGCTTCAACTTCCTGATCGGATAATTTATCCGGATCCTTTCCTTCCAACAGCGCCGGTTTTTTTGTTCTGATCAGGTCCAACTGCTTTTTTCGTTTCATAGTTAACCTCGCTTAAATGTCATTGCGAGTCCCGACCTGTCGGGACGTGGCAATCTATTTTTTTTCCGCACCGGCAATAACTTTCTTCTTCGCGTTTTTCGGATTGATTCCGGTAATCGCTATCTCATCCAGCTTTTCGACCTTGTCGCCCTCTTTGAAACGCACGCGAGTGCCGCCGTTGGTCAGAATGACCGCCTCTTTTGTGTTTTCATCATAATTGCTTGCGAACACGAATTTCGGATCAATTCCGAACGCCGCCAATGCCATTGCGATAATTTTGTCGCCGATTCCGTTTTCGTCTTTCTCGATCTTTGCCATGATACTTTCCTCCTAAATTTTTTATTTGTTCTACGTTCTATGTTCTATGTTCAACGTTGAACTTTGAACGCTGAACTTTGAACCTGTTTTTCTATGCCGCCTTCTTTTCTTTCCCCTCTTCCGACCAGCCCTCCATGTAAGGCACGGTGTAGCAGGAACAATTAATCGTATTGCCCGGAGATCCTGCCGGATCGCGCGGGTACATCAACGCTTCGCCGCCGACGTTGAATGGCTTATCCACGTCGCGTATCTGTCCGACCGCCGCCAGATGAGATACTCTCGGCATGCGCGAAACGCCGTGCTGCCACTGTTTTTTCAATCCGGGAACAACTTCCGCCGCCGCTTCCATGCGCGCCTGGCTGGCCGCTTCCAAAATCCTGCCGCATTCCTGGCGAGTGATCGTCTCCGCCCGTGCCGCGATAGAAGAAAAGATTCCTTTGTCAGTCAGATTATTTCCCACGGCCTGCATCACTTCGAAGGGCGTTTTCTGCCCCATTAGGCCCATTGCCATTTCATTGTAGATTTTGTTGGCCGCGTCCGCGCCCAGGGATTTAACCAGCGAGTTTGAATAATTTTGCATAGCCACCAGCATCGCCGTATCAATAGCGGGAAGGACTGCCGAAATACCGACAACATTCAACGACTGATCAACCATCTCCTGGCCAAAGGACCAGAAATCCTTCTGGCCGGTTTTCAATTCTTTGCTATATTGCGCGGCAAAGTCAGCCATCGCGCTATCAATAGCCGCTTTCAATTTTGGAAGTTGATATAGCTGCCAGTCGGTTTTGGCGACAGTTGCGGCAACCTGTTTGCGCGCTTTATTGAGAGCGGCGATCGCTTTGGCGACCTGATCGTCTCCCATGCTCTCCGCCTGCGCGATTAGCTTTTTCACTTCAATGTCGTATGCCGTCACTTCGCTTCGCTCCGTTCCAGTTTTAAGTTTTAAGATTTAAGGTTTAAGCGTCTTTTTCTTAAATCTTAATTACTTAACTACTTAAATCTTCCTCACCATTCACGTTTTTGCTCTTTGCCTCTTCGATCTTCTTCAGCAACGCCTCATAATCCTGCGCGTTATCCTCCAGCGCCTTGCCAGCCGCGTCTATCTCCTCTTGCGCGTTCACCTCGTAGCCGAGATATCCGGCCACAAATGAAAATATTTGAATCGCCGTTTCTCGCCGTATGAACTTATTGCTTACGGCCAGTGCCAGCGCCGTCGTCAATTGCGGTATTACGCCCGCGAACTTGGCCAGATCCTTCTTGGATATTTCCGGCATGGTGATAGTGAATCCCACTTCGGCTTTTTCTTTAGAGAGCATTTGGGCAATGACAGCCTGGTCAATGACGAACTGGATAACCTGAGTCAGAATGTCTTTGAGATCTTCCTGGCGTTCTTCCAGATCCACAACGGGAGCCTGCCCGGCCTGGTCAGCTTCAGTCTGATATTGCTTGCCGCCTGATCCGAACCAGCTTTCGGGACGGCCTGCCGCGCCCATAATAAAGGCCTTGCCCATGTCGAATCCGCTCTTGAAGTCGGTCGCTTTCAGATCCGGCGAGATGGCTTCCCATGTAACGCTTTCATTGTGCGCCCGTTGCGAACCCGGCTCCGGAGGCGGATTATTTCTGAGCCATTCTCTGATTTGTTCTTCATTCATGCCCTTGAGTGTTATGTCCCAGACAAAATTGAGCATCAATTCGGCGCGCTCCAGATAGTTGTATCCGTAACGCTCCAGGGAATCGATCCAGTCCACCAGCGTCATAAAATCACTGACGCCGCGCGAAGCGTTGGGCGCATTGTTTATCGTAAAGAAAAAACATTCACCGACCAGCCGGTCGTATGTTTTGGAATTGATATTGTAATCCTTGCGGATGATGGCGTATTTTGCTCCCGGACGGCCATTCGAGCCCATCATTTCGACCTGCATGCGCTGTTCGACATTCATGGGATTGACCCAGACATCCTTGATTTGCGCCGGGTCCTGATACAATAAACGCACCGCGCCGTTGTATTGATTGACTTCGACCGGCCAGCATTGTTCGCCCAGGATGGAAAGCCACATGGCGCGATTAGGAAATTTGCGGGCGATCTTATTTTCGGGATCGTTCAAAAAGCGGTCGATTATTTTCTGCACGTCCGGATCCGTCGAAGTAATTTTCACCGGACCGGAAAAAAGAAATCCTTTGTCCATCTTGGCCAGCCGTCTGAACATGGCCGATGCTTTAAACATATAATAGGCAATCTCGAACATCCGGGATTGTTCAACAGGCTGAAGATTGCGCGTGGCGACGCTGTCGTTTAAGCGACGATAGCCTTCGTTTTTCGGATCGTAGTTGACCGATATCGGCATATCCATGCGGGCTTTCTGAAGAGCTTCCGCGACGGCGGTTTGTATTTTCTCATCCATCGAAGCGCGCACTTCAGTTTCGCTCTTGAGTCCGGGAACCAGTTTTCTTACTATCGTTTCTAGAATATTCATTTTATTCCCTTTAACGTTGAACATAGAACATTGAACGTTGAACTTTTTCTATGCCGCCATTGTCACCTTGTTTCCAAACCTTCCGAAAAATCCGCCCTTGTGCTGAGGCATCCCGCTGCGGCCCATCGGCGATTCATGCTTTTCCGGATTCTGACCAACACAAACGGCGACAACATTACTGGATGCCGCCTGCACGGATAGAGCTTTTGCCCAGAAGTGATCCGCGTGGCCGGTTGCTTCCGTCCGTTCCGCGTCAAAGCGGAAATGCTTTGTCGTCGTTGCGTATTTCTTGACGCTGTGCAGGGAGTTGCGCACCGTACTGGTCGCGGGGATGATACTGCCGCGATCCTCAAAATTCTGTTTCAGACCAACGGCGAGGGCTTCTTTGCTTTCCGGAGTGAAAGAGATTCCTTCCACGCGGGAGGAGCCGTAAATATCCTGTGCGCCTTCGACCAATTGCCCGCCGAGACCGGTTTCATCAACACACATCCTGCGCAGTTCTGAACGTGCCAGCAGGGTATGCATTACCTGCATCTGCACAAAATACGGCTGGCGCTTTAATTCAAAGATGGCGACCGGGTTAAGAACGTTGTTAATTTTCTGATCCAGCCAGATCACGGATAAGTCACGCCTTCGCCCGATATCCATGCCTGCGTATAAATCTCCCAGGAAGGTGACGTTTTTCAGGATATCCAACGGAAGAGGCGGCGCTATCTTGGTAAGTTTATAGTCCGCGTAATTTTTCTCTGCAGCGGCGATCAATCTATCCATCCATTCCGGCGCGGCGTTCGCTTTGACATCCTCCACAGAGGAAATTATGTCATGCGTTAAGAACGCCGAGACTTCGTCGGAGGGCACGCACATATATTCTTCTTCCCAGGCATCGTCGTCGTTGAGCGCGAGCCGCAGATCGTCCGGTTCGCAGGGTTTGCCCTGTTCATCAACCAGTTTCAGGCCCATCTCGACGGCCTGAGTTATGCTGACAAAATGCTTTGACCAGCCGCCCTTGTCGCCGACAAATTCATAATCCTTACCGTTGTATCTCTGCAGAGTGGGAGCGCCGAAGAACAACTCGTAAAATTTATTTGTCTTGCCCTTGAAAGTGGAGATGACGCGGATCTTGTATCCGCGCGTGACTGTCGGGAAGAGGGCCTTCCAGATTTCGCGGCTGTCTTTGTGCAGCGCGAATTCATCGAGAATTATATTTGCCGACCAGCCGCGGGCTGTGTCCGGATTCGCGGGCAGGCCGATAATTCTGGTCCCGTTCGGCAGGACGATCTCAAGCTGTTTGTATTTCGTGTCCTTATCGACGACAAAATCAGACTCCAGCACCTGCACAGCCATATTGTATGCGCGGGCATGCATGGCGCATTTGTTGATGACTTCCTTCGATTGCCGTTCACCGGCAGAGAGGATCACCCACATGGTTTTATGTTCCATGCCGTCATCAACAGCCTCAAGCGCGGCTTCAAATGATTTGCCGCCTTGCCGGGTGAGTACGCCGATCTTAAAACGGCTATGATCAGTCACCCAGTTATTCTGATATACGGTTAGCGGAACTGCTGGCTGGGACGATCCCATAAATTTCCTCTCGTATGATTCTTAAAGTTTCCGGATCCAGCGACTTTTTGCCGCCGGTCGTGGTCTTCTCTTCGATATTTTTCACGGCGGCAGCGGCCTTACTCCGCACATCCCGCATCCATTTCTTTTGATCGACGCTGGCCTTGCTCAATTTGGCGATCATGACGCCCATTTTCGGCAGGCTCTCTGCGCTCTCTGCGTCGATCAGAGCGTCAAAGGCTTTGGTCTGTACCAGCCGAATCAGGGCTTCGTTCATGTTGTTGTCGTCATCTTTGGCCGCTTCCGCGACGGCCTTCGCCTGCGCTGTCGCCTGCGATATTGCCGCCAGTCGATCCTCAAAATCCTGCCCATAACGATGGAGCGCTGAGCGCGATATTGCTATTTCAAGGCCCCGCTCATGAAGCTGTACGTTCAGCCAGTCGACCATCGCGCTGTAGTCGCTGAAATTACCGGCCAGCAACCGTTTGTTGAGTTCTGCCTTGATATCGTCCGGCAGTGTTATGATCTTTGAGCGTTGCGGCATTATCGCTCACCACTCCTTCGGACGGGCGATACCCGGATCGCAATCGACCGTGTATTCCACGATATCGATTCCATATCGGTCGATCTTTGCAAACCAGACGGGGCGATTCTTCTCGGTATGGATAAGTTTCCTCTCCGTCAGATAATCAAGCTGGTTGCGTATTTCCAGTGCGGTCACTCCCGGTATAACCGGATCAACAGCGGTGCGAATTATAATCTCTGACGTGCCTACCGGCTGTGCTGCATATAGAGACCGAAGAATGAGCCACCGCAACTCTTCCCGCCGCGCCTTTTCCATATCCATTGAATTCATTGCTTCTTCTCCCTGTTGCAAATTTCCTCTATTTTTTCTAAAAGCGAATCTTTTAGGTTGTCTATTCTTTCATCTTTTTCCTGGACAAGGTCCCTGAGCTTATCCAGCTTGTCGTTTATGCCGACATCGAAGCGGATAAAATCCTCTCTACGAACATAATCCGCCGGTAAATCGGCTTTCAATTTCATCAGATCCATTTCGACTCTCCGGCAATCCGCCGGGAGGTTAACGAGGCTTTTTATCTCTTTGTCTACTTCCGCTTTCAGCGATGCCCTGGACTGTGTAATCAGGACATTTATAATTGTGACAATCAACACGCCCCATGCGGCGACTACTCCCATCAGTGCGAGAAACAATTGCCAGTGCTCACTCACGGTCTAAAAACTCCTCTCCATTTTTTTCGACATTTTCCTGACACTTAACGCAACGCGTGGCTTCCGGATTCGCTTTTAATCTCTCTTTCGGTATCGGTTCACCGCATCCCTTGCATTTCCGTTTTAATCTTCCCGTTCTTTTGAGGGATGATGGTAATTTCCCCGCAAAATGGTTGTTTAAAGCATTACGTCTGAAAAGTTCCTCGTTCTCCTGAGCCTTGTCGATGATATCGCCCATCACTGTTTAGGCTCCGCTTTAATTTCGGTAATATTCTGGCCGAATTTACCCAGGCCTACGATTCCATTAGCCAAACCGTAAATGATATAGACACCAGGCGGGACGTCAACTATCTCTCTGTTGAAAGCAGACACCCCGGCCCATGTGAGCCAAAAAAGAACGTTGGATATTATTGTCGTAAATAGAAATGCGAATCTATTACTCGAAAGAGTATTCGATGTGTCTATTAGCTTTTTGAAATAATCCAACATACAAACTCCATTACGTTAATCTTTATTGGATGGTTTAAATCGATACTCGACTCTTATCAGCACCCTTTCGTCGCTTTCGGATCCCCGAAAAGATACTTCTCCATACAATTCAACATGAACAGATTTGATCTGCAGAAATTCCCAGCGGGCATAGGCGTCAGCCTCATAATTTGTATCCGATCGAGAACTAAAGCCATAAGCCCCGCCGATAGCCGCCTGATTTTTAAAAGCGAACCAGGGGAGGGGTTGTTCTTTGGCAACGATGTCCGTTTCACCGGTTTCCGTATTTAAAACAGCAAGAAAATCTGTTTTGCCTGCAGTATCGGTCGCCGGTGCCTGTACCATGTCGGTGATCTGCTTGTTGTCATCCAGCGCGATATCATCCGGAAGTTTGAATTTTTTTGAAACAACCTTCTTATCGTAAACGACAACATCCTTAACCGGCTTACGCTCTGTGGGAATTTTCGACGCAACCGGGTTTTTAGATGCTGCTGTAAATTGCGTTTTGGATATAGAAGCAGGCGAATACAAACGATTCCACAGAAGGTAAACTGACAAGCCTATGATGGAGATTATTACCAGGGCGATTATTGCTATTGTCGATTTTTTTATTGTCATAATTCTGTCACCGATTATGTTTTGCCTGTACCGCTCCGGAGCCTTAATGGCGTACCCGTCGCCAGCCCCGGAGCTATCCACAGGAGTTTATAAATCTTCGAAATGCGGCATGTCTGGTTTAGAAAATCTACCTCCCCAGCGCAGCCCCACGGATTCGCCGATTAATCCGGCCTGTTCGTAATCCGGTTTTTGATCATTATTGACGTCGACCTTAAGCTCCCACACTGGCTTCCCACCCGGCGATATGGCAATGTCAAAAGCCCGTGATTTGTCGTTATCCGGATTGCCGTCTTCAAGATCAATCAAGTGATTGGATTGCAAAGTCCAAGTGACCCTATTTTTATTCTGTGTGCCGCTGATCGCCGCGAGACCGGCGATCGCACGCAGACGATTCACATCTTCCAATGACTTACGTCCCTGGGCGTAAAGTGCGACCTGTTCATCAACGATGCGGGCAGTGCAGGTGATAATAAAGGGAATGCCAGCGCGGTACATCGCGATGGCAAATGCTTTTATTTTCTGCTGCAGAGAAGGTGTGCAATCTTCAATTTTTCGTGATGCCATATTCTCAATCCTTTTCATCCCTCCCTTGAGGAGAGGGAATGAGGGAGGGTGAAAATAAAAAAAGCCCGACGCCGGAATCAAATCCGGTGCCGGGCTTCATGAGCCTCTCTCTTACTGTATGGGCGGTCTCGCCGCCGCTAAATTTAGAAAGAACTATCCATTAAGTGATTGCAGAATAATAAAGAAAAAAAATAATGTCAAGCAAAAATTTGCATTTTTTAAAAAAATATTCTATTAAATAAAGTTTTGCTTTATTCAGGCAGGCCAAAGAACAAAAAAAGAGGGCGGCAAAACCACCCTCAAATTCATCTTTTTTCATTCCCGACCTGATCGGGAATCCAGTTAATTCTTTTTTAAAGTCACTTTCCCTTTACACATATCCGCTAATATTCGCAGATCCTTTGCGATAACCTGACCTTTTATTCCTGCATCAAATGATATATTCATAATATTCTTATGCGTGTCGACATTAATTATTATTTTTGATTCCGGCCTGACAACGGAATATTCCATAAGATCACCCACCGTAAATTCATGTTTGTAATTTTTCCCAACTCGGCTTGTCTTCTTGCAACCAAATGCCTTTTGAAGAAGTTTTTCACTCATTGGCTTTCTCCTTCCTCGGTCTCCCGCCTTTTTTTCCGTTGGCGCGGCTGGCGGCGGCTTTGCGCTCCGACTTTACCGAGCCGCCTTTACGGCCCAATAGTGCAGCGGCTTCATTTACTTGTTTATTATTTTTTTTCATTCTTCATGCTCCTATAACTCTTGATTTTTATAAATACCATTTAATATTTCACCTTGAATATTCATAATATTTATGAAGCGGTTTGGATAACTTCTCGGTGTGTCGATATTGTTTTTATTGTAAATACCCATAGCAATAGCTTCACAAGTTGCCTGCAAATCGGAAGTTGTCATTTTATTATACCAATCATCTCGAATAGCTTCTCGAATAATATTATTAATTTCTCTTTCCATTTTATTTTCCCAAAGCGCTGATTAAGTTTTTATGTGCATTATTGATTGCTTTTCTATACGTTGAGTCGGAGATCTTATTGCGGCGGTCTAATCCCATTTTTTTCAATTCAGATTTAACTTCTTTATCAAATATATTTTTTATTATGTCGTCTACTTTTTTATTCATCTTGTCGTCCTCCGTTTTTTTGATTTCACTATACCTAACCGCTTAGGTTTTGTCAAGCATTATTTTCAATTATTTTTACTTTTTTATTGTTAATAATATCAATGATTTATCCGCGACTTTTTCGGCATAGACCCAGTGGCCGCAGTGTTTGCACTTGATTGTAAATTTTTCGGTGGTTGCTTCGAGAATGATATGACGGCATACCGGACAAAGGAATTTCTGGCCGGGATTGCCTGGCAGATCGTCCTTGTTTCGTTTTGCGGTTACTTTATAACCAGGGTTAAGGATCATGATCTCTGCCCCCACAAGCCCCGTATATGGTTCACGGTGAACCAAAGACTGACAAGGAATATTCCCCATTGTCCGCTGGTAAAAGAGGCGTATATCCAGAACGGCTGGCCGCACAGGCCGCATATGAAGCCGAGGCGGTAACGCTTTCCGGACAGCGCCCATATCGAAACACAGGAAAAGAAAAATATAGCGAATTGAATTATCACGCTCACCTTCCGATGCTCTTAATTATCTGGCCTACGCGCGTCAGATTGGCCTGTCTCTGCCGCGGCGAAATTCCGCTAAGATCTTCTCCGGCATCCTCCTTGTCTCCGTCCGGATCCGGAAGTGTGACGTGTCCAGCCACAGCCAGAGCGTTTCCTTCGCGCACGCGCAGATCCTTTTCTTCCTGTTTGGATTTTCCTTTGCCCTCGCGCTCGGAGATCCCGACCATGACCTTCTTTAAATAATTGTCATTTTCCAATTGTTCAGTAAAATTCTTTTTAATGCAGATATCCAGCGCCTCGACTATTCCGGCATGACTGATGAAATAGGTTTTTTTCTGAAAAGAAAACGCCTGGGCATCAAAGAGTTTCACCATCCCTTCTATGATGCGCCGGAACTTCGAAGCCTTTAAGTGAAACGGCGTCACGCCGAACAGACAGACATAACCCATAACCGCGCTGCTGTGCCGTTTGATGGCATCGTGCGTTGTCAGCGCGTTAAAAACATAATTCAGATCCTTCGACATTTGAATATCCATATAATGCAGTTCCTTTCGACAGTATGGGCAGTTAAAACGCATCGCTTCGCTCCTGTGTTCTAAGTTCTACGTTCAAAATTCAATGTTGTCATTCCGGCGCAGGCCGGAATCCAGTTCTTTATTCATCCAGCGATGCATCGAGATTAAGATACATCTCGGCGATCTTAGCCGCCAACGTCGCCACTAGTATTGCCTCAGCGACGATCGTCTTCGTGTCTGCCCCGCGCTTAAATTCATAATCGCCAATAGCCGCAGATAATTCGCCGGTTTCTTCCGTCAGGAAACAAAGCCACTCAAAAGGAGATCGTCTCTGTATGCCCCATTTAGCCACTTGGCGGAGGCCCTCTGCTCTAATCATATGTATAATGCGCTCATCTTTTAATAGTAGATCTTTCATTTCGGTACCTCAATCAGTTCGATGCTTTTATTGTTCTTGATAAAATGCCGCTTCAGCGCCGGGAAGGAAGCCCAGGAAAAGCCTTTGTATTCTTTACGGGCGTTAAGATCGATGTCGTGTTCTTTGCAATATTTTTTGCCGAACGGATATTTCAACCAGAATTTCTTTTCCTTCGCTGAATAGCGATTGATATAGCGCGTAGGGAAGAAACGGATCGCTTCTTCTGATAGGTTATTATCTTTGAACCATTCTCCTTTGAACCAGCCATTCACATAAACGCTGATCTCCAATTTATATTGTGAGGCCCTCCCTAAAGTGAGGCATACGTCATAGCCATCGCATATTAGATGCACCGTTTTGAACTGGCTTTTTAGCGCCTCTTCAACTTTTGCCCAGGCTTCGTTATTCATTTTCGCCGCTCCTGCTCAACTTATTTCTCCCGGCATTTTTTCCATCCGCCATAGCCATTATCACTTTTACACTTTATTTCGCAGTCGCCGAAATTCCATCCCGCCATCGCACAAGCATCACGCGCGCTGTCCGATTTGCCTTCCCACCACTTATTTGTTTTTATATTTCTGATTCGATATAATTGCACTTCTTCACCTTTCACGTTTCACTATTCACGGGCGTTGAGCCCAATCCTCACATCCCTTTCGTTCGCCGGGCTTTGCAATATTGTCCGGGAACCATTTTTCTTTTTTATAACAGTATGACCAGCGAAAACCATTGGGATTGCCAGGCTTCCAGCCATAGTGTGCGCACGTCGCGCAGATCCTCTCCAGTGGAGCTTCAATCGTCGGACTCATCCCTTTCCCTCAGAAGCGGCCTCTTTCATGGCGTAATATTCGGACATTTTTAAAAGCCTGGTGTCTGGTGGTATAAATTCTTTTTCATCGCAGGAATATTGTCCAATAGGTACGGACACGACATGGGCATCGCCGATTGTTTCAAAACTGATGGATGCCCATCGACCGCCAGAGACAATAATAAAATAACCGCCACCAATCAGAGATGAAAAAGTGCGTGTGTGTGGAATCTGAACTGCAGCAAGTCGTTTCGCAATTATTTTGCCTTCTTTGATTCTTTTATCCGGGACATAACCATCGTTAAAATTGCGAATCGGCTTCCAACCTCGGCCAGGGTTTTGCTCAAATAACAAACCTATAAGACTCTCATGGTTTTTTAAGAATTCGGACTTTGCTCCAAATTCTTTTGTTATCTCCGCAGCTTTTGCATATGCTTCCTCTGATAGCCTCCGCCATTCTTTGATGGCCTCCATGCTTTTCCCTGCTGGATCCACTAAATAATATTTTCGCTCCATGCTTTCCTCCTGTGGTATTTGAACGTTGAACGTTGAACTTAGAACTTAGAACTTCTCTTCATGTGAATTTACATTGCCGCCCATCTTTATCGCGGTACCACGGCGTTTTGCCCGGCTCATAGATGACTACGCCCGGACGTCCATGCTTAACCCACAATCGCTTCCATGCTCGCTTGGCTGCTGGCGTCGACTGCGCGGCCTTGAACTGTGTGAAACATGCCTGCCGTTCCGCCTGAATTGCCCGATTATGCGCCTCTGCCGAGGCAATCCAGGGCATGATGCCAAGAACGATAAGAAGCGCGCACAGGGCTAATATGACCGCGATTTGAAGGCTGTATTTATCAATCCAGGCAAGCACGCGCTGGATGCGGCGCGGATGTTGAACTTCAGCCATGCAGCAGGATTCTACTGCTGAGATTATCCTGCAGTTACTCGGAAAGCTTGGGTCGTTATGGCAGCATTCAATTTGGTTGCAAATCGGTTCACCGAAAATTAATTTCTTCATATTTTATCTCCTGGATTCCGGCCTTCGCCGGAATGACATTTCACTATTCACCCTTCGCTTTTACGGTGTATTTAAATTCCTCTTTCGGTTTTCTCTCCGCGCCGATCAAGACCAGTCTTGCGTCCGGCCACTTCTCTATTTTGTCGCGGTCGAGCGATTCAACTGTTTTAATGACATCCTTGAAACCCTGTGCCTTACATTCTGCCAGTGCTGTTTTTGGAATGCTGACCTTGTCTTCTTTGTTCCGGATTAGGCTGCCATGCGGCAGGTTGACCACGTCGGTAGCGTCAAACAGAACGATCTTGTTTTTCTTCATCAAAGAGATGAGGCCTTTTTCCAGATCGTCCTTTTCTTCTATGAGTGGCAGAAGGAGGCCATTATATTTTGCGGTGATAACCTCCATTTCCGTGGCATTCTTTTTCATTAGATCTTCAATGCTATCAGTAATGCGGCTCAGGAATGAAAGCATGATATTCGCGTTGTTTTGGACCTCACTCTTCACTATTTTCTTTTCACCCTTCACGATTAACTTGCCTCCATTTCGATTTTCAACTGGCCGAGGTAATTTGGCAGGCTTACTTTTTTCATCTTCGCGTTGCGGTGGAGAATACGCAGGGCGCGGCGTTCTGTTTTGCGCAGGAAGTCCGCCATCTCGCTTCCGGCTGCCGCAAGATAATACCCGCCTTTGATTGACGATACTGAACAGATCGGCACGCCGTCTTCACGCATCACAGTGATGAGTTTACGCAGCGTCCGGGTGTCGTTGACGTGATCATCCCAGGGGCGCTGGAAGACTGCCTCATAAAGCGCTGTCATCGATATGGCATTGACTTCGCCGATATGATTGCTTAGTTCAGCCAGCAGTTTATGCCTGTTCTCGGATGTGTCGAATTCCTTCTTTTCCACTTCTTCAAATAGTCTCGGTTGTTTGCTCATGGGCAAGCTCCTCTCTTTTAATATTTCCCAACACGGCCAGCAGCCGTTCAAGTTTCGGCGCGCTGTGACACCATACAAGTTGCGACGTGCCGCATATCTTCTCGGCCAGTCCGGCCAGCCGTTTATCTCCGTTTGTGATTTCCCGCGCGGCCTGGACACAGCGGGCGCGCAGAGCTATGAGTTGTTCCTGGCTGACTCCTCTGTGCGGGCGCTGGATTTCCTTGAAGCCGTAGTGTTTGAGCATCTTAACCATTCCTTCCAGTTGTGTGATGGTCATGTCTCCCGCGCTGGCCACTTTGAACGAGCGCAGGATCATCTCGTATTCGCCCTCATTGAGTTGCATCTGCTTTTTTGCGACGTGGATCTTCGCCAGCAGTCCGCGCCGTTGCTTCGTTTCGCGGTCGGTCAACAGCTTAGGCGGACCCTTGCGCTCGATGACTTCAAAAGGGAAGTCGGTTCCGGGGATCATCGGTGGCGGCATTTGAGGATAACGGTGCATCATTGATTTTCCTCCTTCGCGGCATCACGATCGGCCAGGAAAAGAAGAATAGCTGAAATAATAAGACCGATTGCCAATATCAATAATATTGGCTCAGCATCTGGACTCTCTTGGAAAAATAGATAGAGAAACATAAAACCAACAAATGCATCAAAAGTTGCGAGTCCTTTCATTTCCTTTCCCTCAATAATTCGATGTTGAATTTATCCCGGTTAACCACATGCCAGACTACCTCCGCTCCGGCCCCATGAGCGCAGAGGCGGCGGCTGATCTGTTGGATATAGCCTTCCTTCTTAAGTTTCTTGACGACCTTATCGATCCAGTTACGATCGGCCAGGCTGGTCAGGCGCTTGATGTCCGTGACGGAAAAGTCCTGAGAGACATACATTGCCTTGAATAATTTCCGGTTAATTTTACCTTTTAATTCCTTGCGCCAGTCGTGAACGTAGAGAAATTGTCGCCGATTGTGTTTTTTGTTTTCGTAACTAATCAGTTCTTTTCTACTGATGAAATCAGTCAACGCATTAGCCACGGCCTGATGCTGTTTGCCTTCTTCAATGCCTAGCGCTTCGCATATTTGCGCGATGGTAAAACGCCGCTGCGCTTTAGTGCCGGTGCGCGCTTTCATCCAGTCGCGCATGCGCGAGGAAAGCCCGGTCTTCGGCACCTTTTGTCCTCCTCCCCCTTGAGGGGGGAGGATAGAGGTGGGGGTGTTAGTTATTTTTAATGACATCCTGAACCATCTCCACGGTAATGTCTTTTAGGTTGCTGGCTTTCATGGCGCGCTCAATGCCGATAGACGCGGTCAATACCGGTCTCCAGTCTCCGTTGGCATGCTTATGAATGGCGGCAGTCACTTCCGGCGCGGCTTTGAGATTCAATGCTGTCTTGAAAAAATAGGCGATGTCATGCTGGTTGATCGCCCCGAATTCCATGCGGCGACGAATGCGGCTGGAGAGCCTCCGGCGTGAACCGAGTTTCCCTTTGAGTTCTTCTTCGCCGATTAGCATTATCGGGCAGGCAAAGCGCTCGTTTACATTGCGCAGCATTTCGAGGCAGGCCATCTGCAGCAGATCTGCTTCGTCGATCATTATCAGGCGACGTTTTTTGGACATCTCGTCATTTATAATGCTCAGACAGGCGTCCGTGCGCGCGGGACGCAATCCGGCCAGTTCAAAACTGATCTCGCGCAGTACCATCGCGGGCGTGCGAATGTTCATCGGTGGAATGTAAATGGCGTCAGAGTTGACGGAGTAATGTTTCGCCGCTTCCGACTTGCCACGACCGGCAGGCCCGGTAATTTGCGCGATACTCGGCCCGACAAGTGACGTTGGCGATATCAATTCCTCACAGATTTCATCAAATTTCTTGGTGTTTCCAGTTTCAATAAATGATAGATTCATTTTTCCTCCCGTGGTTTTTATTCTTTATCCTAGTATGGAAAGTAGTGGTTTGAGCGCCGCATAGATCAGCCTGCATGTAAAAAATACCACGCACGCCGCGAGTAAAACGCTGATGGTTATTAGTATTATCCGTTCTTTCATGATCACTTCTCCTGTGGGTTATTGGGATCAACTTCGTAATCTTTAATAATAATGCCCTTCTTTTTTTCACCGCGAACATGCGGCGGAATCCAATACCGGCCAACCAGACGCCCGAACAAAGGCGCGTCAATCGTATATTCCCGCATGTGTCCACGGCAAAAATGGATGCGATTAGTCCATAAGCCGCTTTGCGTTGATTCGTGATCGCGGCCAATGTTCTGAATTTTTAATGTATAGAAGGAAACTAACGGCAACTTCCCTTTGGCAACGCGCTTGTTCTGGATTTTTTCATTTGGCGTTTCCAACTCAGCTTTGATGTTTTTACAGGAAAGGATGTTTAGGAAGGCTTGGAGATAACCATACCCGTGCAATATATGATTATCTACTTTAGAATCACTTAATGTGGATAATAATGATTTTTTTAATCTTTGCTTATTATTATCATATTCAAATTGTTTTTCATTTGGGTAATATATATTGCCACCAGTAAAATTGCGGGCGAATTCATCAATGCAAAAATAAATGACCAAATGAGGCTGGCTATTGTTTCGTAAATCACTTAAATTATTAGCCCTAAAAAAACATGACGCGAACAGTGCATTATTTTTAGATAAATACCACTGTAATGAACCGTCATAATTTATAACCATGTTGGGGTATGGTAACAAAGATGGTAAAGGATCTTTTATTGTCTGTGAAAGATGTGTTTCACCAAAGGATTCCAGCGTTTCATTAACTCTAAAAACAACCGCATCACGTATTTTATCATTACCTAAATGAATATTTAATTTTCTTAAATCATCTATCAACATTGTCCTGCCTCCTGTGTGCGTGTTTCCCTCTCAAACTCCCATCTGTCGCGGGCTTCCGGCGTCATTGCCGCTTCGTAATTATCCATCCAGGCGCGGTCTTCGTCGGTTATCGTGCCGTCAATGAATGCCAGGAGGCTCCACTGATGCCGGTCGGCATCCGATGTCCAGTAAGACGGACGCGGCCCGGCCAGCGGCTTCGCGGTTTTGGCAGGTATCCGATTGAGTTCTTCCAGCGCCAGCACGCCGCGATCCAGTTCTTCCTGTGTGATGGGTTTATTAAGTGATTTATTCTCAATGGCGCGGCGCGTCTTTTCCTGTCCGATCAGCGCGGCCACGCGTTCAATCTGCGGCACGGTGGAATACTGGCGGAAATCAGGAGCACCGGCAGAGATTCTGCGGAATTCTTCGGCAAATTTCGCGCGACGTTCGCGTTTTTCTGCTATCTTGCGGGAGGCCAGGTCAGCATCGATCATGCTGGATCGCTCGACAGGATAAGCCGTGCAGATGTATTTTCCGCCCTGATAAACATGGCATTCGGCGTATGTCATGGGGTTATAGCGGATATCGACGTGTTCTTTGTGCATTGTATCTAGTGCGTCATCCACATAGAATTCATTATTGAGGGAAATCATTCCTTTATTGACAATGCGTTTATCCCTGGCCAGGAAGAGTAGGTCGGCGGCGGCGTTGGACATCATTTTTGGACGCCAGTTGTCGTGATTATAGCAGGCGCGCAGGCAATCAATCGGCGTGACAGCAGCGGGTTTCGGCGTCCATGCCCACTCGGCACGGACGCCGCGATGCGTTTTTTTAGTGTTATAATAGTTACAGGCCTGATACATGGCGATGGCGAATTCGCGGGATGTCAAAAGTTTGCCCTGTTCGGCGAGTTTTTGCGCTTCCTGCTGGTCAATGTCTTGCCAGTGGATATCGTCGCCCATTTTTTTGGTCTGTCCGGGCAACAACATGACTGATGACATGATTTGCTCAAGACGGTAGAAGGTTCCTTCGATCATCTTTGCTTTAGCGTTTTTGACAATGGCCTTCCGATGGGAGCCGGGCATTAAACAGCAGGGTGAAACATCCTCGGCATCAACGTCGAGTGTGTCCATAACCAGTTCATCGGTCTTTTCCCATCCCATGTCGTGGGAACGCAGATTCGCCAGGATTGACGTGACAAAGCGGCTGATTTCCGGTTTGCCGTTGTCGGTATAGATGGACCCGAACGCGCCGAAGTAGGAAACGCCGATCCGCAGGGCCAGGCCGATCAACCAGGCATCATATTTTTTGTCCAACGCCGCGCCGTAAATGACGCGCGTGCGCAGATCCTGCCAGAGATAACCTTCCGGCCTGAATATCTCGCCGGTCTCTTCATCCATGACCCAGCGGTCGAAGCGATGCTGATCGCCGACAAGGATCTGGAAGGGCGCGAGATCTGAATAATCGCGCAGAACTGGCCGAATAATATTGTCCAGGGCGCGCAAACCGCCGCGCTGCATGGCTTCCAGACATGGATTCCAGCGCTTTTCAAACCACCAGTTGGCCGATTCATACCCGCCTATTTTCCAGCCGCGCCGGTGTGCCTCTATAATCAGGAAATTATCGTATAAATCCTTGTGATTTGCGTCGCGATGTTCGCGTTTTCCGCATAAAGAGACCCAAAAATCAATGGCCTCCGGAGTCCAGACACGTGGCGAATCGGCATAAGATTTGGTGTGCCGAAGCCCCGCAATGCCCTTATTTTCGTACTTTTTCATCCATCTGTATATGGATTGCCACTGAACGGCGTGTCGCATGGCCACTGATTCGATCCATTTGCGCTTTCCGGATGGCCAGTCACGCGGGATGGCGTCAACTTCGCGCAGGATCCCCATGATTTTGGCGATGCGAGGATCGGTCAGGTCCTGTTCATGGACGGCGGTTTCCTTGTCGTAGGATGTTCGTCCTACTGTCATATTCTGGAAGGCTTTGACCATGTCGCACTTGGCCAGGAATTCATCCGCGCCGGTGTGCCGCGAGATCATCGCCGATGCCGCCGCCGGTTTGAGTGCCGGAAGCATCTCCGGATTGACGCCTTCCTTATGTACTATGGCCTCCTGGACATCAGATGGCAGCGCCGAAAGCGGGTATTTTTTAGTTTTACCGCCGCGACCGTTTCCAGCCTCTTCAATATAATGCCAGGCTTCCTTCTTGGCTCGCAATTCAATCGTTCGCTGAGATTTTCCTATAATTTCTGCGATATCTTTTGCTGTAAACGTTCTATCTGACATTATCGCTCCATCCTTTGTCATTCCGCCCTTTTCCTCCCGCTTTCGAGGGGAGGGATTGAGGGGAAACTTTATCTAGTGAAAATAGTCCAAATTACCGGGCTGAAATAAATTACCGCGAAAATAATTATGCCCCATTGAACTAACTTCCCGATGCGCCCATCCATTTTGTTCAGGAATCTATCCATTGGTTCCCTCCATCTCTTTAAGGAACATCATTCGTTTGCGTTTCTCCGCCGACTTTTTGGCAATGTCTTCCTCAATTTTGTGAATTTCCGCTCTCAGCGCCTCCGGCCCAGGCATCACAAACACACCTACCGGCATACCGATGACTTTTAGAGGCTCGGTGTATTTGACCGCTTCACAAAAGGCGGGTAAAAAAATAGCTGGAAAGCGGTGTCCTTCTTTGGATTCCGCAGTCCAGCTATCGAGCATGGTCTTTGTGATATCGGTTCCGGTTAACTCCGACATCCTGGCTGCTCTCTGCCAACGCGACAGGTTGCTTCTTTTAATTCCTTCATTAATTGATTCCCTGAAGCGCTGATCTATATCCATGCTGCCTTCAAGAGTTTGTTTGGCTTCAGATTCGTTCTGATAATTTTTTAAAAATTCAAGAATTGATGTTTGCGAGGGGTCTATTGTTTTTTTTAACTTAGACATTGAAAAGCCTCTTTTTGTTTGCTAGGATATAGCCATGTTGAAGCTACTTTTTTTATTTACTGAACTATGCCGCCGCCGCGTTGCGATTCCAGACAACCATCTTGCGTCCGCGTTTCGGTTCGCCGTGCAGGTAAATTTCCGGCCAGACTTCTTTAACGTCCTTACCGATAGCTTCCGCGATCGCCTTGTGAACGCGCTGAGAATTTGTGCGCCCTTTAACAACATCGCTTACCGTTACGGGAGTTATTCCCAGATCCCTGGCTATCGCCGCCTGAGTAACCGGGCTTTCATCAAGAGCGTTCTGGATTTCCTTGCGAGACCAGTTTTTAATTTTTCTTGTGATCGGGGTTTTGCTCATTTTTTTGCGCTCCGTGTTAGGCTTTTTGATTATGCTTATAAACCGATTAAATGCCTATGTCAAGCATTTTTTCAATTTCGCAGTAGATTTTTTTATAAAATAGACATTAATATTGTTAAATTATTGATATTAAAAAGGATTAGTACTGTTTAGCAGTGCTTCGCAGTTCGTTTCGCAGTTCATAGCCGAACAGCGAAATATGTTTAATGATAAGCATAAGGTGATTTTATGTCTACAAAAGCATTATCGGAAGAAGAAAAAAAGGCGGCAAAAGAACGAACCCGATGGGTTATCGGTTATATTTGTGACAAGTTCAAAATGACAAATGAAAAAATTGGGAAAGAAATGGGCTGCGCCACCAGTACTATTAATAGTTATCGGCGTATGATTACTTTACCTGGCCGCGACTTCGCTGTTTATTTAAAAAAATATAATATCTCCACTGATTGGTTTGATGAAGGAAAAGGTGAACCCTTTCCGGGTGCGCGAGAAAAATATTCACATATCTGTGGCCAAAAAACGCAAAATGAGATTCAATACGATCAAATCACAGAAAGCGTTCATCATCATATTAAAGAAGCTCAGATGCAATATAATCCAAATCCCGACGCGTTATTTAAATCTGATCAAAAAATCAATATTGAAGAAGCTATGGGAAAAGCATATAAAGTTCTTACCGCTGGCACTGCTCTATCTGTCGCCCTTTTTATGAATATTCAACAGTTTGCCATAGCCCAGGAAACAGGGAAAGAACTTCAAGAGTGTAAAGAATTGGTAAAAGGTATGCAATCACAAATAGATGAGTTAAATACTAAAGTGGATAGACTATCCTCCCATCCCACTTCTACCGAAGGGCAGGGCGATGCTTCGGAGTCGGTGAAAGTGGCGTAATTTATATTAACTGAAGGAGAAAATATGAAAAAAATTTATATTATGATATTCGCTATTTTACTCCTTATAACCACATTAGCGACTGCAAGTGATATAATAGCTAAAAGTGATTTTATTAGGATAACTGATCAAGTTATTGACGTGTTAGATGAGATTGAAATTGTATTTTCTGATTCAAATTCATCAAAATACGAAGCGGAAAAAGTTTTAAAAAAATTTGATATTGTGATGAAAAAATACGATAGGTATGTAAAGAACTGGCCAAATGGCATTCAATTACAAATTGTATGGGCAATGACTAAGGCAAAATTATGTTATAAAATGGCATTAATTGAAGGTTTTCGCGGGCAAAACCACGAAGACGCAGAGAAATCAGCTGAAGAAGCTAGATCTATGTTTATGAAATATAAAAATGGCTCTTAAATAATATGGATTATTTTGTCTCCGATTACATTACTCTATCCACAGGGTTTTTAAATAAGCTATTCGGAGACACGGTCATGGAGGTGGGGTAAAAAAACGCGGAAAAATTTTCGGCCAAAATAAATAATCTCTTTATTAATTAATAAATTGCATTCATTCTCGTTTTAATAAGTCCCGTTTAATCCCATATAGTCCCAGTGTCACCGATTACCTTACCCCTTTCATTTGTATTAAC